AGACAAAGAAGCAGGATACACTCAAAGAATATCTGAAGAATGGTGTAGGCGTTGATGATATACCTTATGATATGCTTTCGGAGTACCTATCCGCAGATTTAAAAGCTACATACCAACTATATCAACTACAGATTGCACGATTGTGTGAGCCTGACAATGTTGGTTTGATTGATACTGTTAAACTAACCAATGAGGTATGCTATGTTTTGGCCAGAATATATCAGCGAGGTTTTAAGGTTGATCTTAATACACTGGAAGAAGTACGTGAGCAGTTTCAGCAAGAGAAACAAACAATTGAAAGAGAATTACAACAAGTAATACGTAAAGTTATGGGTGATACACCTATTAATCTTAACAGCCCAGAGCAATTGTCACAGGTAATCTTCTCACGAAAGGTACTGGACAAACAATATTGGGGCAATGCCATTGATCCTTACATGGATATGGCAGACTTCAAAAGTCTTATTGAAGGATGCACAGAGAAGTTATACAAGACACGTGCTGTTCAATGCTCAACATGCAATGGCACTGGCATGATACAAAAGATGAAGAAGGATGGCACACCATACGCTAAGAAGAACAAGTGTGTTGATTGTAATGCAACAGGATTTCTGTATGAGAAGACGAAGGAACGTGCAGGCTTTAAGTTTGTACCACGTTCACCCAAATGGGCAAGTGCGAATGGATTTAGCACGAGCAAACAAAACCTTGAGTTGCTTGAGACAACTGCGAGGTCAAATGAAATGCAAGAAGCAGAAGACTTTCTTTCAAAGGTGCGTAGGCTATCAGCATTGGACAGCTACCTGTCATCATTTGTTGATGGCATTTCTACTCACACTAAGATGGATGGCAAGCTTCATGTTAGATTACTTCAGCACCGCACAGCTACGGGCAGGTTCAGTGGTGCTGATCCCAATATGCAAAACATGCCCAGAGGAAAAACATTTCCTGTTAAGAAAGTATTTGTTTCACGATTTAGTGGTGGCCACATACTCGAAGCAGACTTTGCACAGCTAGAGTTTCGTGTCGCTGCTTTTCTATCGCAAGATGAAAGGGCAATAGATGAAGTTACCATGGGCTTTGATGTACACTCTTACACCGCTGAAGTTATTACCAATGCTGGTCAACCTACGGATAGGCAGACTGCAAAAGCGCACACATTCGCGCCACTTTATGGAGCAACTGGATTTGGACGAACACCTGCGGAAGCTAGNTATTATGAACACTTCACAGAAAAATACAAAGGAATAGCAAGGTGGCATGAGAGCCTTGCAAGTGAAGCTATTAGAACAACANNTGTTAAACTTCCATCAGGTCGTGAGTTTTCATTCCCTGATGTTGTAAGGAAAACAAATGGTAGAGTAACTAACTTTACACAGCTAAAGAACTACCCTGTTCAAAGCTTTGCCACCGCAGATATAGTACCATTAACACTTATTGAAATTGAAAAGAGATTACATGGAATGAAATCATGTATAGTGAATAGTGTTCATGATAGTATTGTTATTGATGTACATCCCGATGAAAGGCAGCAAACAATTGATGTAATAAATTCTGTAAGTAATGACTTAAATGACTTGATTTATAATAGATGGAATGTTATATTCAATGTACCACTACTATTGGAATCTAAGATAGGCCAGAATTGGCTTGACGTTTTAGATGTGCAATGATATAACTATTAACCCTGCAAACCGAAAGGAGTATTTATGAATAATGAAGTTTATGACTATTGATACTAACAATTTTAATGCTATGGCACATGCTATGGGCATGTCTTCAGATGTTTCNGAAGGCAAATCAAAAGCAAGTACGCTTGCTCGACTACGTATTAATCATGCACCAATCATGGGGCAGACAGAAGTAAAAGGTAAGAAGGTAAATGTAGAGGTAGTGCCTGGTGGCACATACAAACTACAGATTCCTGATGGTGAAACATATTATGGTAGTGAGATCAGCATTCGACCCTACATGCAACGCTTTATGTATAAGCGTTTCATTAAAGGTCATGGTGATCAGCCAAACAAGTATGTAAAGACTGTCATGTCTAATGATCTCAANGTAGATCTCAAAGATAATGATGGCGGTTTNAATTGTGGTAAACCTGCTGGTTACATTCAAGACTTTAAAGCTTTGCCACAAGAGACTCAGGATCTTATTCGCCAGATTAAACGTGTACGTGTTTTGTTTGGTACTGTCAAACTTACTGATCCTTTGAATGGATNAGGTGATGAAGTTACATTGGATGAGCTTCCCTTTATTTGGGAGNTTGACAATCGTGATGCCTTTAAAGATTTGGGTACTGTGTTTTCAAACCTTGCAAAGCAAAGACGACTACCAGTCAATCACATGATCTCAGCCGTTACGGAAGAACAAAAGCTTCCCAATGGAAGTTCGTTCTATCTACCACGATTTGACATTGATATGACAAATTCACTGGAAGTAACTAACGAAGAGCAAAAACGATTTGCTGACTTCCTTGGTTGGGTTCAGAATTATAATGAATACATTATTAATGAGTACAGCAAACGTGCCATTGAACGTAATGACGATGATGAAGAAGACTATGCATTTGTTTCAGACATCGTAGACATTGATACAGAAGAGGACTAATACATGAACCACGTAGCTGAACTGTCTCTTCATTCATACATGGAGAAGGCTGTACAAAGGAAAGACAACCATCTCAGATGAAACTATTCAACAGGTAGCGAATGATGTTGCCGAAGCAATGAAGCGTCAGTTTGGTTCAGGCAAAGGTCGTGATAACTTTCGCCTGAGAATGTCCAATATTGGACGGCCTACGTGTCAACTTTGGTTTGAAAAGAACCATCCAGAGAAGGCACTTCCACTACCATCAAACTTTATTATGAACATGATGATTGGTGATATCGTGGAAGCTGTCTTTAAAGGATTACTTAAAGAAGCTGGAGTTGCGTATGAAGATAAGGATAACAAGGTTTCACTTAACGTTGGAAAAGAAAAGCCAATCGAAGGTTCTTATGACCTTGTTATTGATGGTGCCGTTGATGATGTTAAGTCTGCATCTCAATGGTCATACCAAAATAAGTTTGAATCATACGAGACTTTAGCAGAGTCAGATGGATTTGGATATGTTGCACAACTTGCAGGTTATGCAAAGGCATCAGGAAAACGTGCTGGTGGTTGGTGGGTAGTGAACAAAGCTAATGGTGAGTTTAAGTATGTACCTGCCACCAGTATGAATGTTGACATGGAGATTGCCAAGATAAAAGAGACAGTAGATACTGTTGAGCTAAATGAATTTGAGCGTTGCTATGATGCAGTACCAGAATCGTTTAGAGGCAAGCCAACTGGCAACAAAGTATTAAATGATAAGTGTAAGTTTTGTTCTTATCGTTTTGAGTGTTGGCCAACATTGCAGGAGAAACCTGCTGTAATGTCACAGGCCAAGGAACCTAAGATGGTATCTTATATTGAACTAGCAGAGGAGTACAAGTAATGGGTATTGATGGTGAACTTATTGAAGAACGTATCATTGAACTTGAGAAAGAGTTAAAAGAATTACGTGCAGAATACAAAGAAAAGAGAACGCAATCTTTACGTGATGCATTGCAAAAGCGAAAAGAGATTGATGAGGATATTCGTGTAGAATTAAATAAACTTGGATATACTTCGTACCGACAACTTTTCTGGTGATCTGTGCCAAACCATAAACAATTTCGTGCGGCACGTAAGTACGGATTTCGCAGTGGGCTAGAACATTCCATATCAATATACCTTAAAGAAAAACGTGTAAGGTTTGAATACGAAACATTAAAAATTGAATGGGAAGATCTAGCCTACCGCACCTATACTCCAGACTTTATACTTCCTAACGGTATCATAATAGAATCAAAAGGAATGTTTACCGCTGCTGATAGACGTAAACACGTTGCTATTAGCAGGCAGCATCCCGACTTAGATATTAGATTCGTCTTTGAAAGCAGTAAGCGCAAGCTACGTAAGGGAGCAAAGTCTACGTATGGAGAGTGGTGTACCAAATATGGATTTCGTTTTTACGACAGAATAATTCCAGAAGAATAGGTTAAAAGAAAAGGGGAAGAATACACATCCAGATTTTATACCATTTAAACAAAACAAAATAAATAGGAGAGACATATGAACATAGAACAATTTAACATAGGGAATGAGGACTTCATAGTAAAGGTTACTCCACACCTAGATGAAAAAAGAAATTGGTTAGGTGAGATTGATATATCAATTATAACATCCA